TAATTTAAATATTGAAGATGTTTTAAAATTCTTAAACCAACATGATGTAATTTATGTAATAGACAAAAAATTTCATGATTATTTTTTACCATCTTCATTAAAAGTTAGTGATATTCAATTTAAAGCATTAAATAAAACAAATAAAATAATAAAACCATCAGATTATGATACACCTGCTCATACCCATTTTTACAGAGAACATTATTTTAGAGACAATATTAACAATATCATTCCAGTGGTTAAACACTTGGAAAAATGGGAACAAGTATTTGAACAAATAAAATCATACTTAGACGGAAAAACAAATACCTGGTTTGATAATGATTACACAGATGTTTTTAAACAAATTGAACAAGTAGGAATAAAATTAACACCTACTAAATTCAATAATCATTTTGAACCAATTTTTGATGATTATAGTATTTCTAAAAATAAAATACATACATCATATAATCTTTACAATTTAACTACAAGACCTAGTAATACATTTAATAATATTAATTTCGCTGCTTTACCTAAAGATACTGGTGCTAGAACAGCTTTAATACCATCAAACGACTATTTTATAGAATATGACTTCACTGCCTACCATCCTTCTCTTATCGCTTCAATTATTGGTTTTCGCTGGACTTCCACTCCTTATGATCATTTATCGCAACTACTCGGCGTATCAGTTGAAGAAGCAAAGGAAATTACGTTCAAAAACATCTATGGAGGTGTTAAACAAGAAAACAGAGATAAACCATTCTTTGGACAAATCAATGGATTAATTAAAAAACTGTGGAATATATACCAACAAGAAGGAAAAGTAAAACTTGCTACTGGTAGAGTATTACATAAACAAGATGATTTGTCTCCAACTAAAATATTTAACTATTATATTCAGAGTTTAGAAACTAAATCAAATGTAGAACTCTTAAAAAAAGTTTTAAAATATTTGGAAAATAAACAATCGTCTATTATATTATACACATACGACAGTATTCTAATTGATTTTAGTAAAGACGATGGGGTAGAAACAGTTATGGAAATTAAAGAATTATTAGAATCAACCGGATTCCAAACAAAAATGAAGAAAGGAACAACATATGGTTTTTAATTTATCTTCTATATTTATGGGTAATACAGAGATCGATATGAAGAATAAGTTGTTTTGCTCATTCACAGCACATGAATTTTTACCCGAAGCAGTAGCAACGATAACATCACGCTACTCTATATTATACAATAAATTATTTGTTTTAGAAAGTCCTCAAACTACTGAGTATTTAATTACATATAATATTGATACAGAAAAACCTTTAGATGTAATTCCAGAAAATACAATTCTGTTACATAGAAAAAAAGAATCAAATACTTTATACACAATAAATGCTTTAAATACATTAGTAAAGTCTTTAAATGAAGGAAAAACTGATCCTAGTTTTAAAATTACTTGGGCTGATTATAGCAATAGTGTATTATTGACTCAAGGTGATGACTTAAGAATCATCAATACAAAAATCTTCAAAATAATTTATTTATAAGTTTGGTCTTATAAATAGGTTATGTTATATTAAAATAGTAAATAAAGTTATGGATATTAATGCAATAAAAAATCGCTTGAACACTTTACAAAACAAAGGTAAAGGTGGTTCACAAAACAAGGAAGAAAGAGCTAAGAACTTTTGGAAACCAACTGTTGGTAAACAATTGATTCGTGTTGTTCCTTCTAAGTTTGACAAATCAAATCCGTTTAAAGAGGTGTATTTTCATTACAATGTTGCTAATCGTAGTATGATTAGTTTAACTAACTGGGGTGAAAAAGATCCAATTGTTGAATTCGCAAGTCAACTTCGTAAGTCTTCAGACAAAGAAAATTGGCAATTAGCTAAAAAAATTGAACCAAGTATGCGTGTATTTTTACCTGTTATTGTAAGAGGTGAAGAAGAAAAAGGCGTTCGTTTGTGGGAATTTGGTAAAGCTATGTACCAAGAATTGTTAAGTATGGCTGCTGATGAAGATATTGGGGATTTTTCTGACATCTATGAAGGTCGTGATTTGACAATTGAAACAGTAGGTCCGGATGTTACTGGAACTAAATTTAACAAATCAACAGTTCGTCCTAGAACTAAACAAACTCCATTGTCTGATGATGTTACTAAAGCTAAATTGTGGTTAAATGAACAACCTGACATTTTAAGTCTTTACAAGAAAATGGATTATGAAGAGATGAAAACAATTTTGCTAAATTGGATGAATCCAGAAACTGAAGAAACAAATGATGATACTACTGAAGAAGTTGAAACAGTTGCTCCAGTTACTACTTATTCTACTCCAGTTAAGAAAAAATCAAGTTTTGATGAAGATGAGTTTGATGCTCTTTTCACAGAATCAACTCCAAAATCACCATTTAAAGAAGACGAAGACGATAATGATCTTCCTTGGGAAAAGTAATTAAATTATGGCTAAAAAGAAGTTAACAGAAGCTGTATCTAATGCAGTAAAAGGAAATTTTGATCTTGAATCATTCAAGAAATCAAAATACTTGAGTAACACATCAGTTACTTTCAAGGAACAAAAATGGATTCCATTAAGTGCGGCTTTCCAAGATGTATTATCATTACCTGGAATACCAATGGGACACATTACTGTACTTCGAGGCCATTCAGACACAGGAAAAACAACAGCAATGATTGAAGCTGCTGTGTCCGCTCAAAAGATGGGCATTTTACCAGTATTCATTATTACAGAAATGAAATGGAACTGGGATCATGCCCGCCAAATGGGTTTTGAAATGGAAGAAGTAGTTGATGAAACTACAGGTGAAGTTATTGATTATAGAGGAAACTTTGTTTATATTGACAGAGGAGCTTTAACTACTATTGAAGACGTAGCTGGTTTTATGGCTGATTTGTTAGATGAACAAGCTAAAGGACGATTACCATATGATTTATTATTTTTATGGGATTCAGTAGGTAGTATTCCTTCTAGAATGTCAGTAGATTCAAACAAAAACAATCCACAATGGAATGCTGGAGCAATTTCACAACAATTTGGTAATTTTATTAATCAAAAGATTGTATTGTCTCGTAAAGCTAATTTACCTTATACTAATACATTTGTAGTAGTAAATAAAGTATGGGTTAGTCCAGCAGAAACACCAATGTCTCAACCTAAAATGAGAAATAAAGGTGGAGACACTATGTTCTTTGATGCTAGTTTAGTAGTTACATTTGGTAATATTACTAATAGTGGAACAACTAAAATTAAAGCTACTAAAAATGGTAAAGATGTTGAGTTTGCTAAACGTACTCGTATTATGTGTGATAAAAATCACGTGACAGGAGTTACAACTAGAGGAACTGTAACAGTAACAGTACATGGTTTTATTGATGATGATCCAAAAGCTGTAGAAAGATACAAAAAAGACCATAAAGACGAATGGCTAAATGTATTAGGTAGTGGAGATTTTGTAATTGTAGAAGACAAATCAGATTGGGAAGAATCGAAAAGTATTCCTATGATTGGAGAAGACGAATAATGGATAAAGATTTTCAAGCGATTATTGATAAACTTTCAAAAGCAAGACAGGCTGAAAAGCCTGTTTTGCAACAGAAAGTACTAATAGTAGATGCAATGAATACGTTTTTACGGAGTTTTGCAATTATAAACCATATAAATCCTAAAGGAAACCATATTGGTGGACTCACAGGATTTTTAAAATCACTTGGTTTTGCAATTAAACATACTAACCCGACAAGGGTTATTATTGTCTTCGAGGGAGCTGGTTCAACACAAAATAAGAAAAACTTATATCCTGACTATAAAGGAAATCGTAAATTAAAACGAATTACTAATTTTGATGGATTTTCAAATCAAGCTGAAGAATCAGAGTCTATAGAAAATCAATTGTTGAGACTCGTTGAGTATTTGCAATGTTTACCATTAGATATAACCTCTATCGACAGAGCAGAGGCTGACGATACTATGGCGTATCTTGCAACGAAATTGTCGGATGAAAATGAAGTAGTGATTATGTCTTCAGATCAAGACTTTCTTCAACTAGTAAACGACAAAATTACAATTTACTCACCAACTAAGAAAAAGTTTTACAATCCAGAACGTGTGAAAGAAGAATATGGATTACCACCTCAAAATTATCTTCAAATGAAAATTTTATTAGGTGATGATTCTGATAACGTACCTGGTGTACCTAAATTAGGTCCTAAAAAACTAATTAAAAATTTTCCAGAATTAGTTGAAGAAGAAAAAGTAACATTAAAAGAAATTTTAGATAAATCAGCTAAAGACAATACAGGAATGTATGGTGCTGTTAATAACTTCAAACACCAATTAATTATAAATGAACAATTAATGGATTTACATAATCCTAATTTGTCAGCTATGATGAAATTAGAAGTAGATGATGTTATTACTCAACCTAAGTCTACAATGGATAAATCAAAGTTTCTTACAATGTATCAACATGATTTACTAGGAAATTCTATTCCTAATGTAGAAAATTGGTTAATAAATGTTTTCACAAATTTATTGGCCTCTAAAAAATAAATTGTTATATTTAAAATAAATAAGTTATGGTTTCATTTAATAAGTTATCGCAATATGGTTTGCCTTTTCAACTCAAGGTAATTAACCAATTATTAACAAATAAAGAGTTTTTATTAAGTATTAGAGATTCAATTCAAAATGAATACTTTGATAATCAAAGTTTACAATGGATTGTAACTCAAACACTTAAATACTTTGACAAGTATAATACAAGTCCTACACTTGAATCACTTCAAATTGAAGTTAAAAAACTAGACAATGATGTTTTAAAAACAGCTGTTATTGAACAATTAAGAGAATCTTATAAAATTGACAATAATGACGCTGATTATGTTAGAGAAGAATTTAGTAACTTCTGTAAAAACCAACAATTAAAAGCAGCTTTAATGACATCTGTTGAATTATTAAATTCAGGAATGTATGATGACATTAGACAATTAATTGACTCAGCTTTAAAAGCAGGAATGGATAAAAACATTGGTCATGAATACTCTAAAGATGTAGAATCAAGATACAGACCAGATGCTAGAGTAATTATACCTACACCTTGGTCAGATGTTAATAAACTCTTAATGGGTGGTTTAGGTGGAGGTGATTTAGGACTAATTTTTGGTGGACCAGGTGGAGGTAAATCATGGATGATGGTAGCTATGGCTGGTCATGCTGTTAAATTAGGTTTTAATGTAGTATATTATACATTAGAATTAGGTGAAGTTTATGTAGGAAAACGATTTGACGCGTTTTTTACTAATGAACCTGTAAATAATATACATTTACATCGTAAAAAAGTTGAAAGTGAAATTAATCGTTTAGAAGGTAAATTAGTTGTTAAAGAATTTAGTATGGGTAAAGCAAGTATTCAAACACTTGAATCACATATTTCTAAATTAAAAGACATGGATATCAAACCAGATTTGATTATTATTGATTATATTGATTTATTAAGAAGTAAACGTAAAGGTGAAAGAAAAGATGAGATTGATGATGTTTACATTGCAGTTAAAGGTTTAGCTCGTGATTTAAATATACCTATTTGGAGTGTTAGTCAAGTAAATCGTTCAGGTGCTCAAGATGATATTATTCAAGGTGATAAAGCAGCTGGTTCTTATGATAAAATTATGATTTCAGATTTTTGTATGTCATTAAGTCGTAAAAAAGAAGATAAAGTTAATGGAACTGGTAGATTACATGTAATGAAAAATCGTTATGGTATGGATGGTCTTACATATAATTGTAAAGTAGACACAACAACTGGTCATATAGACTTAGATGAAAACAATGAAGGTGTTGAAATTAAAGACACTAAACCAGTATTTGGAGAACCACAAAATTGGGACAATGGAGACTTGTCAGCTCTTCGAAATAAATTTTCAGAACTTGAAGATTTAATCTAAAAAATCATATTTATCAATACACATGAAAACAGTAGTTTTAGTAGCATGCGTCGCAGGAAAAAATAAAAAACCCGCACCAGCTGAAAAGTTATATAATTCCGATTTATTCCATAAAAGTATGGCGTATGCTCATAAACTTACTGATGATAGTAACATCTATATTTTATCTGCTAAACATAAATTATTACCTATTAAAAAAGTAATTGAACCTTATGATATGACTTTGAAAGACTTTTCAGCAGAAGAAAAACAAGCATGGTCAGAAGATGTTTTAAATGATTTAAAAAAACGTTATAATTTAGATCAAACTAAATTTATATTTTTAGCAGGTGAAGCTTATAAAAAATACTTAGAACCAGAATTACCTCACAGTGAATCACCTTTAAAAGGACTTAGGATTGGACAACAAAAACAAAGACTAGGAAAATTAATTAGTGAGGTTTACCAAAAAATTAGAAGAATTGTTTTACAAGAAATTAAAAAAATAATAAAATGAAACTAACACATCAAGAATTAGATAAAAAAATTCAAGAATACATTGACGATATGCATTCTTATGG